ATTTGAATTTACTTTTTATTTGTCTTGCTTCTATTTCGTTTTTCTCTTTTGTGTATGTTAAGTATGTTAAGCACTCGTGTACACCTAATTTAGTGATATGTTCAAATTTTGTAATATCTCCGTTAGATAACCCATAGATTGAGTTGTACCACCCCCATTTGGCTGTGAAGTTAGATACTGCGCTAAAATCTCCTCGTTCTTCTTGTCCAAAGAGTTCAGCATAGCTATCGATAAGTCCTTGCCTAAATTGTAAAAAAAAACCACCGCACCAAGTACAGCATCTAAAGGCATATCTTTTGCCAACTCGCTATTGTTAGGCTCGTAGTCTTTTATGGTGTATCTGCTTCCGCTTCTGTGTTCTATGGGTCTGTATAGTACGTTTACTGCTCTGTGCAGATTATCGTTGTCCCCAATGAAAGTATCAAGGTCTACATACTCGCCAAATGACATATCTTCAAGGCTTGGTATAAACCCATACTCAACACCATTCATTTTAAACATACTTATAAGCTGGTGCTTTGTGTCAAACATACCATTTATAATACTGCATATCTCTACTATGTCTGTGGCTTTCATATTTCTAACCACTAACTCTGGCACGTTGCAGAATATCTCAATGGTCTTTAGTTGTAAGTCTGTTTCGCTTAAATCAGCTAATTTAGCATACTCTTGGTACTGCCCTAAAGTTATCTCGTTAAGTGTTGTTGGTATAGTTAAATTAACTTTCATACTAATATATAAACGTTTTGAAATTATTTTAGTGGTTAATGTACTGCGTATTTACCTCTATTTGGATTTTGTAGTTGATAGCCTACTGCATACCTAATGGCATCTATTAAGTGATTGTACTTGTCTATTGGTGTGTTGCTCTTGCGTTCTAACCAGCAGTAGTTGTTTAGTTCTTTAATTAGGTTTGTGCTGTCTGGGCTTATAACAAGGTCATAGTCTTGTAATAGGCTTATACCATACGTTACACTACCTTGTCCTTTAATTGATGGCTTTACCATACACCCTTTTGCTTTTAGTTCGTTAAGTAGTCTTGGCTCTGCACTATCCCCTACTATTAAACCATCCTTTGCGTGTTTTAAGTTAAGGTCTGCTATTTGTGATGTTGTTAGTCTTGGTAAGTAAAAGCACTCTTTTAAATATATTGTCTTTGTGCTTGTGTTTATGTTTACCTCAACAAGTGTACTTGGGTCTGCTGCAAATCCGTAATCTTGACCCCACACACTTACGCTGTATCTTTTAAACTCTCCTATTGTCCAGTTGCTGAATATAACCCCCTCTGCTTTGTTTAACCACGCACCTAACATTTGTTGTTTATACTTCTCTGGTCTACGTTCACGCATCTGTGCTATTTGGTCTATGTAGCTTTTAGATAAGTTGTCTATGTTGTCTATGTATGTGGTGTGTATATAGGTTGTGTTGTCTTTGGTTATATTGCTTCCCTCTTGTACCCCTCTGTCCTCAAAGAAACGCTTGTATATAAAATGCTCTTTAGTTGTTGGGTTTAGTATTAGTATAACTCTGTTCTGTAAGCCTTTTTCTCTTACCGACAAATCTATGGTGTCAAACTTCTGCTCGTCTGTTAGTTCTTCAGCTTCATCAACCACCCAAGTAGTAATACCTTGTAATGATTTAAGGTTTGCTGTTTGGTCGCCACTTGAAGTCTTAATACCTCTGAATATTATTTTGCTTCCAGTCTTTTTGTTTAGTATCTCGTCTTTAGTTATGTGAAAGTGTTCTATTGAGCCAAACTGTTCAAGCTTGTCTATAAACTCTGGTATGATAGATATATATGCAGATGTTAATGTATAGCGTGTAAATAGTATTGTATGCCCTTGTTCGTAAGTAAGCATAACCAAAAGGGCGTTTACTGAAAATGACTTTCCAGAACCACGCCCGCCACTTACAATGTAGTACCTACTGTCGCTTTGTACAATAGGCATATATTTCTTTTTTACCTTAATCAACGAATTTTAATAAATCTCTAAAATTAATGTTTAAGCCCTCTGAAGAGTTTATGTCTACGCTATCTTTAGGTTTACCATACCTATAGCCTAAATACAGTTGTAAAGCCCTCATATCGCCTTTTGTTACTAACTCCCCTAACTTACCTAATGCTTCGTCTTTGTCTATTATAGCATCTAACCGTTCTATTAGTTTCTGCTCTTGTGCTTTTGGTTTTCTACCAGCACCTTGTCTTTTACCTCCGTGATTTTCGCTCATATCTTTTATCTTGATAAAACTTGATTATTCAAGCTACTAATATATAAACATAATTACTTTTTTTTAGAATAACCTTTGTTGTGCTTTGTGTTGCTCTATTCTTTTTATTGCTGCATTGTAGTAGTCTTTATCTAATTCACAAGCTGTTAAATCATACCCTAAATTATGACAAGCTATTGCTATTGAGCCACTACCTAAATGTGTGTCCAATATTTTATCTCCTTCTTTGGCATAATTCATAAGCAGCCATTCGTAAAGTTTAACTGGTTTTTGAGTAGGGTGTTGTGGTTTTTCTTGCCATAAATAGGTTCTATGTAACGTATACATTCTTGTAACTTTTTTTAAACTTGTCCAAGCCAACTCTCCGTCACTCATTGTTAAACCTTGTTGTGCTTTATACCAAAAAACCCAAGCCTTTGTAGGTTTTAAATACTCTGTAAAATAGTTACCCCCCCATATTATTTGGTTTTTACTTACCCTAAACAATTCTTTAAAATACTGCTCACTTGGAATGTCACTATCCCAACCTTTTAGTTTGTGTGCTTTTCGTTTTAAACTTCCATCTGCCCATCTTTGTTCTTTATTTCCATCTACTCCAATTCCATAAGGTGGGTCTACAATAGCTAAATCAAAGTATTTATCCTCATACCTTGCCATTAGTTCCATATTGTCTTCATTTGTTATTTTCATAGCAGTATTTCTTCTATCTGTTCTATTTGCTTTTCTGTAGCCTTTGGTATCTGTTCCATAACGTATAATCTATTATCGCCTATTAGGGCTTTGTACATTAGTTCTAATTCTTGGTTATACCTTTTGTGTTGGTCGTAGGTGTTTAAGCTATGTATTATTGAAGCGTGTGTTGTTTTGTAGTTGTTCTTTTCGTATTCTCTTACTATTTCCATAAGTCGCATCTTGCTAATCTTATATAGGTAGTAGTTTGCTACGCTTCGCATTTCTATTACATCTCTGCGTCTTGTTTGTTCAAAGATGTCTATGTTTGTTGTTTGTTTAATTGTATCTCTTACTGTTTGTAGTTTCATATCTAAAATAATTGTGTTTGTTTTACGTTTTGTTTTTTTATTATTCCTATTGCAGTTTCTAATATTGTCTTACCAGCTTCATAGTCTACAAGGTTTCTTGCTATTTTTCCTTTATCTTGTTTTCCTTTATATTTTTTTATTAAAGAACTTACACAGTGAAACTCCATAAATTTTTGAGAAACTTTTTTAGTTATATTTTTATTACAATTCATATTTGGCGGTGTTCTATTACTTAATATATTGGGAAGTTTAAAATTTGTCCAGTATAAATGTCTACCTCTTTTATTTCCTTGTATTAGTGGCTCATAATATGGTATAACATTTTCAATTACATAATTACCATTAAAAAAATTATCTAAAAAAATCACTTCTTGATAAAGCTTCATATCTGGGTATTTTAATTTAAAGTTATCTCTATTTTTAAAAGTGTAATTCATTCTACTATGACTTGGACAAGGTGGGCTACTCCAAATAAAATCAAACTCTTTGTAATGGTCTAATAAATACTGGTGTGCATCTGCAACTACTACTGTGTCTTGTGGGAAGCGTTCTTGATAAAGTCTTGCAAGTTCTTCATCCCACTCTACTGCTGTAACCTCAACGTCTGTAACCTCATCCCACTTGTATCTATTGCCACCTAAACAAGCGTATAAGTTTAATATTTTCATTGGCTTATCCATTAGTCTATCTTTGTAAATTCTGCTGTTTGGGTTTCGTTTATTTCTTCCTTGTTGTTAAAGTATTGGTCTACTAATGCGTCTATCATTACTAACTCGTCTATGGTGGCTGTTTTTATTTTGTGTATCAGTCCGTCTATTTTGTTTAGTACGTTTATGCACATCTCTGGGTTGTTGTGGTATACTGTATTAAACCCCTCTTGGTACACTTGTTCTAATATCTGGTTTGTCTTGCCTACTTGATACTTTACGTTTTGTTTAAACGCTTTGCTGCCTTTTAGGTCATCGTTAGCCTCTAATAGTAATTGGCTTATTAGCACACACTTTAAATAGTTAAGGTGCTTGTCGCTTATTACTTCGTTTATTACTTGTTCTTCTCTATCCATTTCTCTTGTTCGTTTCTTATGTATTCTATCTCTCGCTTTAGGTAGTCTGCTGCTTTTTCAAGGTCTTTTAGTTCGTTGTCTTTCTTTCCAGCTCTACAAACGTACTTAATTATATTGCCTCTGTTGAAGTTAAGGTTGTAGTCTTTTATAAAGTCTATCACATCGTAGCCTTTTCCGTTTTCGTAGTGTAAGTATGTTGCTCTCATATTATAGCGTTGTCTAATTGTTGTATAAGGTGTCGTATCTCACTACGTTCAAACTTACCATTAATCTCTGCGTTGTACGTCTTAAACGATAGGTGGTACATATCCTTTTCTGTATCTCCTTTTCTTTCTTTCTTTCCTAAATACTCAATCTTTAAATCTAATTTCATTTTTTATAATTCTCCAGTTAAACAATAGTTATCTAAATCTGCACCCTCTATAAAGAATTGATTATATAGGTGTAGTGCTTTTTCTACTTTTTCTTCGCCTCTAAAATAAA